TAATAATATCCTTTTTTGCAGGATTTCATTTATAGTACTACTCAATACTATTATTATTTAGAAAACCTTTCTTTAATAGTTTTGATAAATCAGAAGTTGATCCGACAAACAATGCATTGTTAGTAACATTAGTTGTTTGCTTGACTGTATCTTCCTCAAGATCCTTAATCTTTTTCTGAAGATCTGCTAATTTATCGGTAGTATCTGCAACACTCTTGATCAATTGACCAGCAACTTCATATGCGCGAGGACTATCACTTTCTCCCGCAAGTTCCATAATACCATTAATTGCTTCTTGACCTTTTTCAATCAATGAATACAAGTTTGCTCTAGTATATTCATAATCTTTTTTTATGTCACCAGGTTGCATTGCCTCAGGTTTTACTTCCTGAGGTTTGATAATGGAGGTATTATCTTCCTCCATAGAAGTGTTAAAGGTATCATTCAAACCATCAAAATTTTTAGTCATACGAATCAAACATCAGATTGTTGAACGGGACTATATGTTTTTGAGTCTCCTAAGAATTGCCAATCTTCATCGAATGACCAATCATCTCCAGGTTCTGCAGTTATAGGATCTGGTTGAACTGTATATCTCATTTCACGTTTAGCGGTTTGAGTATTTGTATCGGCATACATATCGACCTGAACCTTACGGATGAGAGAGTCTGTACTGTCGCTGATAGGACCGAATAGGTAAGTCTTTGCTGTAAACTGTAGTGTATATAAAATCAATCTTCTAGAAGAGAAGTCTCCTTCATAGTCATCTCTAAAAGAAACAGAATCTAAGACAATAGGAACATCTTTCTTTTCATCAATAACATCAGTCATATCGACTGTAACTGTAAATGATGGTTGAAAAAATGGCAAAATTTGCTCTACAATTTGAAGAACTTCATCATTAAACTTTGTCATGATGTTTAGTTCAAAACCAATGTTGTAAGGAATTGGCATGTAGACTTTTCTGGTCTTATCATCAGAACCAACACTCTTAAAAGTTTGGGTAATACCAGTTTTTCTTGATGGATCATACTTAAGAGAGTTCATCTCAAAAGAAATTCTTGGCAATGTAATTGCAACAGGTTTGTTAAGATCTGCCTGCTGTTCTAATCTTGCAAGAAACTTTTGAGTTGGCCCATATGATAAAGGAACTCTAATTTGACTAAATGTATCACCATCAGCATCTTTCGACTTAACTGTGATATTATTAAATAAGTTGCCAAAAGCAATAATTGTTTTTCTTATGTTTTGGTGATAAAAATAGGTTCCTAACATTAGTAATTACCAAATAGATTTGTTTCTGTAAAGTCTATAATAGAACTAGATTCAGTTTGAATTTCATCGTTTTGTTCGTATTTATCCTCATTGATTGGATTTTCTCCAAGATCTGCAATGGAGTATCTTGCATTAGAAGTAGATCCAACAACAACTTCTCCATCTAAGAATGTTCCTGTAATATTTCCAATCTTAAGAGTATCTGTAGTAGTATCCCAAGATTTCACATATGCTGTTGCTCCAGATGTTTCTCCAGTTATGACTTCATTAAATATGTATGTTCCAACCCCAGTAATAGTTGCAGGTGCTGCAATTGTAACTGTTGGTGCAGAAGTATATCCAACACCAGCATGTGTCAAGTAAACTGAAGTAACAATTCCTGCCGAGGATATATTTGCAATTCCTGTAGCAACTGTAGTTCCAACACCAACAGAATTTGGAGCAGAAAATGTAACTAATGGAGAATAATTATATCCAGATCCACCATTAGTTATATCTATAGATATGATTCCATTATATGTAGTATCAATTTCTGCAGTTGCAGTTGCCCCTACACCAATGGTACTATTAATATAAACTTTTGGAATAGTAGTATATCCAGCACCAGCATTTGTTAAATATAATTCTCTAACAGAACAATAATTTCCAGTACAAGAACTAATTGCTACTGCCTCCGCAGTTGTTCCTCCCGATGGAGGTGAATCTATTGTTATTGTTGGTGTTGTAGTGTAATTGTATCCATCATCTATTAATGTTAATTTTTTAACATAACCAACACTACTACCTAAAGAAACAGTTGCAGTTGCTTGTGTACCAGAAGCAAACAATGTGAGAGACTTAATGTATCCATAATCCTCAAGAGAATCATCAATTCTTTGATCTGATGTTGCAAGAATCGCTCTATCACTATACTCAAATAGTTCACATTTTAGTTCATAAACATAAGTCTTCCCTAATTGATAAAAAGGTTGTTCATGCTCTACAAACTTAATTTCAAATAATCTTTCTCCAAGAGGAAAATATATCAAATCTCCTTCTCTTGGTCTTAATGATGTAGTATTTTCTGCATTTGGTATGGATGATAAAAATGGAGAAATAAAATCTTCAAATCTTTCTTTAGAAATGATTAGAGTAACTTCATCCTTTAACTGCATTCCAAATTTACTTAAAATATCGCCACTACCACTGTAACCATCAAAATTACTCAAATATGCTTCTATCATATATTGTTCTGTAAATTTAGAAGAACTAACCTCTTCTATTACAGTTTCTCTTCTCACTATCCTTTGAGGTAAATAAGCAACTTCCAATCCATACATAGAAAGTTGTTCATTAATTAATGATTGTATAAGTCTTTGCTCAGACTCAGAACCATGCAGAAAAAAAGGATTTAGTGCCATAATTAACCTATAAAGTCATATGGTGGTAGTTCATACTCTGATGCCATTCTTTGTTGTAAATTTGTTAACTCTTTTTCAGCATCGTCGTATATTTCTCTTCCATTCAATTCAACGCCACCAGGAAGTTTTACTCCTCTAAACTTCAGTAGGTTTTGTCCCCATTGTCTTTTAATTAGAGCAGTCAAATATTTTTTAATAAAACTATCATTATATATTTGCGTAAATGATGCAGGATCTAGTGCTCTATAACAATCTAAAACAATAAAATCGTCTACCTCTTGTGATCCCCAATCAATATCTAGATACAATCTGTCTTGCCTCTTATTAAATCTCACTTGCTTATCAGTAGTTAGCATGTGATCGATATCTTCAAGATATCTCTTTGTCATAGAATACTGAAGCAACTCTACAGAGTTAAAATAATACAAATCATTTAAAAATAGTTGATATTTGATACTAAACATTCCACCTGAAATAGAACTTGTATCAAATTTGAATATTCTTTCAATGCCAACAACAGAATCTGGAACTTGAATGAAATTAGAATTTTCGTAAAAATTTGATGTTACGGTTCCAAGTCCACTTACATTTGTGGAAGTTCCTGTAGTAGTTACAATTCCAACACCTGTTGTTCCATTTACTGAGGTGGATCCTGCAACTTCTACACCCCTTCCCCTATCAATATCATCCTGCGTTATCTTGTACTTAAGATACATTCTTTCGACACCATCAAAATGTCGCTCATTAAAAAATTGAATGGCATCATCAACTAAATCATCTAATTGATCATCATCTACATTTATTTCTAAAACAGGATATCCAAGTCTTCGTAAACAATAATCTATTAATCCTTGTCTTGTTGACGGTTTTGCCATAGTTTACTACCTTGTTATTGTCTTAGATACTATTACAGACCCCTGCAAAACCCTAGTCTTTGTACTATCAGATATTTTTGTCAGAACAATATCATAAACATATCTTCCAGGTTTTAAATCTGCAGTATCTGATGGACCTAATGATATAATAAGATCTCCGGTTGAAGGAGTTGGAGCAGTAGTAGCAAAACTTACTGCAGTACTACTATTAGGGTGCTTTCTTATTTGCGAATCATAAGTATATAAAGATAAATCAAGAGCACCTCCTTCATCATCAGTTAAACTAAATGTCTGTGAGAAATTAGTTGATGTATTAATTGACAAATTCAGTGCAAAAGGTGCCGTCATTTAAGTTTATTTTAAGTTCTCTATCTATTTATGGATTTATTAATGATAATACTTCTTGCTGTTTAAGATATAGTTTATAGTAAGATTTTGCAATATTTTTTAAAGTTTCCACACACTCTATATTATCAATTTCACTGGATACTTTATGGTACTCAAACTCTTTCGATAATTTTTCAAGTTTTATTTTGTCTGGATTCATTAATTAACTCCTTTAATAGTGATTTAATTTCACTTACATCATCTTTTAATTGTTCTACCTCTTTTTTCATTTTCATTCTATTTGATGAACTATTAACATATTGTTGATATCCAGAGGTATCTTTATTGATTATTGCGCCAGTATTCATATCCCTATAAAGATATGAGGACCCCTCAACTCTTACTAATTTCATTATGCTAATGCAATTGCACGTATATCTTTGAATCTTGGATATTTATCCATCCTAGATGAGGACATGACTATTTTTATTGAGAATCCAACAAAAGGTCCAACATCTGGTGCTGTGTATTCATATTCAATAAATTGATTTTCTGAAACATTTGAAACAAAAATATCTGGGAGACCACTATTTTTAGATGTATCCACTACATCTAAAAATCCATCATTATCATTATCAATGGTCAAATTGTCATATCCTGGGAACATCTCAAATCCAGATGAATTTGAACTTGGTTTTACTAAAGAATACATAACTCTAAAATCAGAAATTTCATCTTTGCTTGCAGATAGTAAAACTTTAAGACTATTTGATGGTTTAGAAAGTCTGATAGTTTTAGAAACATATATTGCATGATGAGGATCTGTTTGAGAAGAGGAAGTTCTATTGTCAATTATATAGTCTGAAATTGGTTTATTGATCCTATATTTCAAAAACTCGCAAGATGGTTCATCTAAGAATATCATCGGAGATAAGTTATAATTACTAGTGGTCATAGTAATTGCAAGAGTATTTGATCTTTTTCTTGGTATAGAAGTTAAATATTCATCTGCATTTGCCTTAGATGCTACCATTCTTAAAGAATCCATTTTGTTGGCAGCATTAAGAGATACATCAACATATGGTTGATCTTGGAAAGAAATTTCAGATCCACTTATACTAGTAGCACTAACAGTTTTTGCTTGCGCCCTAATATTTGTTGCAGATCCTGGAATAATAGCACTAATCATAGGAGTCATTGTATCATATAAAATATTTTCGCTAGCATAAACATTATTTCCACCAGATACACCATCTTTGTTAAATGAGAGTAAAGGAGTACTATTAGAATTAGAGTCCACACTTCTATCTTTACCAACAATTATTGAATCTACGACATCATTGCGGGGAATAGAAACATAATAAGTATCTAAATCAATGCCATTATCTACAATATTATGATTTTTGTTAATTCTTCGTAAAGAAACTCCGGACAACTCATATTTTCTCATCGGAGTTCCTGAAAGATGTTCTGCCGGAATCGTACCATCAACCCCTCTTGTTATACCACTTATTTGACTTCCCGAAGCAGAATCATAAGATAAAATTTCTGCACCTATTTTAATATGTCCTTTATTGGTGTTACTGACTGCCAAACCTTCAAATGTACTGAATTTTGAAATATCTGAGGAATCAATATTAATAGTTTCAGAAACTTTAGTCATGTCTGAAGTAATTTTTACCACCGCAGTATCTGGTTCAATGCCAGATAGATTTAAGATATTATTAGGTGCATACATACCATGATCGAAATGAGACACCTCAACATTACTTCCATCATAAAGTGTTGAATATGTATTGCTTGATGTGATGGTAGTATCTCCCATTGCCACTGCTGTTCCAGAATCAAAATAACTCAATTCTCCATTTACAGTAAAACTATCACCCTGAACATTTGTCAAGTATAAAGTGTCAATTGTATTCTTTCTATCTGTGATTGATATAATTGCGCCATTTCCAAATTTGTTAGTCAAATTTGCCGTTACAATACCAACAGTGTCACCTACAACGTACCCAGAACCAGTGCTATTAGTACTAATACCAGTTATAATTCCATCTGATACTGAAGTAATGTCTAAAGTCAATCCAGATCCATTTCCAGTAATAGTAAATGTTGGGATATTGTTTTGAGTTGTATATCCACTACCACCAGTTACAATTCCAACATCACCAGCATTTCCACCAACATTCTCAATTATTCCTGAAATGTAGGTTTTTGTTGCCTCACTAACTTTTCTTCCTTCAGACAGTATGGTTTCCATACTAGAAGTTCTTGTGGTTGTTATACCGACTTTCAGTTTTCTTGGTAATGTTCTTATTGGATTTGATGTCAATTTCTTCACATAGGTGTTTGATTTTGACAAATCACTATTTCCAAAATAAAGAACACCACTACTTTCAGTAAATTCTGCCTTATACAGATTAAATTTAAGGTCTGCAAATTGATCTGGAGTCCATGTAGATCCATTTTGAGATTTGAAAAGACTTCCGATAGCAAATTGAGTTGAATATTTAACTGACTCTGCATTGGGTAAAGAATCAATAGATAAACTATTTTCAGTCATTCTTGCAGCAAACACTTCATACTTATTACTCTGTGGTGCCATCAAAACAATAGCATATTCTAATCCAGGAGGTAAGAATATTGGATATGGGAATTTTACATGTGTTGCAACTGAACCATCTGTGGAAATATTGTCTCTTAATATAGTCTCACCATTAACTTTATCTGTTGGTCTTAATGTAACAGGATCTCCAATAACCATAAGTGTTGGAATTCCAAATTCTACAGTTCTTACTTGAATTGTAATGGGAGCATTTCCAGGATCGACAGAAGCAAAGAAAATATCAACAGCAGTTAAAAATGCTCCATTATCATCATCGGTCCATCCACTATTAAGACCTCTTGCACTACCAACTAAAAATGTTTGTGCTAATGGATCTGCATGTTCCTGTCGTCGTAAAATTTGTGTGATATTATTAGTAACTTCAGTAACGTTAGTGACATTAGTAACTTCAGTAACGTTAGTAACTTCTGTTATTTCATTTGTAATATTGGTAATAAAGTTTTGTACAGGTTCCTGTATCTGCATCGTAGAAATTGATTCTTGTCTGATTGCAGAAAGAGTCTGAGTTCTTATATTATTAATAGTGGATAAACTAGCACTTAGTTCTGTACTTCTTATCGTATTTCTTACTCTATTTACAGTTCCCACAGAAAGATAATTTGCTTCTGCGGATGAGATGTCGGTAGAACCAGTAATCCCATTTGAGTTTGTAGGAGAAGATGATAACTTAAATGTTTTATTTCCTGTAGGTACCCTTACTAATGGGGGTGGATTAGAATTAGGTTCTCTTATAAAGAAAGATCCAATTAGATCACCATATCCATCCGTAATTAATCTAATTGTTTTTACATAACAAGTAGCACCACTAGTCTGACCAATCAACTGAGCTTGAGGAACTAAATAACCACCATAAAGTTCTCCACTTGGTTCATCAGATAATGCTAAAGTATCTACATTCAAAACAGAACTTGATTGACTATAATTAGACTGTAGTAATACTGTTTTATTATATGGATTATAATCAAAAAATCTTTGTGGATTATTAAAAGGACCTGACTTGTGATTAGAAGTGCAAAGTCTAAATGACATTATTTGTTGATTATCTACAATTGCAATTACAGTTTCTCCAGGTTGAAAAACGCCATTTGTCCCATCAACACTTAAGTTACTATTTTTTGTAACCTCAAGTAATTTTGGTATTACATCAATCTTTCCGAATCCATCAATAAATGGATAGTATCTAGTGAAAGCTGCTAAGTTTGATGATGAAAACTCAGTATTTCTAGATCTCATGAAAGAGTCTCGAATACTATCTACAAATGTCCTTTCAGTTGTAGTACTGGTGTCAGAATCCGTTGATTCGAAAGTTCTTTGTCCTCCGCTTTCTGATGTAAGATTTAAATTTAAAAATGTATCTCTAAATTCATTTTCACCCAATCCAGCATTTCCCGCAGTTACATTGTTTTGATTATTAATCAAATTAAATCTTTCAGTTGCTATTTGACTATCAAGATTTATGTTTAAGGAATTTCTGATGACATTATCATCTAATTTTATAGTTCTAGTCCATATATCCTCAAATGGATTTAATCTAATATCTCCAACATATTGCTTTACATGATATGGATTTACATTCACTACTTCTGTAGCAAAAGTTTGTTTAATCCATTCTTTACTCTCATATTTTAATGTCACCACTCTTCCAGTTTTTTGTACATTATTATCCAGAAGTTCATAATCTACAACACTATCGAATTGATTTGACGCAACCTCTGTTTTTGTTAACGCTTTATATGGTACTACATTTCTACTTATCAATGGAGTTAATTCATTTACTTCAGTGTCAATTTCACAAAAAGAAATATCTGAATTTATTAGAGCGCGATTTTTGAAAGAATCTGCAAAAAATCCAGTTTTGAATCTATTTAAACCATCACCATCTACAACCTGTAAAGTTTGTGTATTTAGTTCTAGTAGAGATAGTGATGTAACTTCCTCTAAATTTTCTACTCTAGTTTCAAGATTGCCAATGTCTCTCATGGTATATCTTCTATTATCAATCAGATCAATTCTTGCATCAGAAGTATCAAAAAGATATGGTGGGAGAATTATAGATGCAATTTCAAGAAAATCGTCCGATTTTTTGGGTTGTTTTGGTTCGAATGAAGAAGTGCCTTTTTCTACCTTAAATTCGCCAAAAGAATCTAGATAAAGTTTATCTATTCTTGGTAAATATGTGTCATAACTAACAACAATAGATTCATTTGAAGTTAAATTTACAGATGGAGAGGTTCCAAAACTTCTAGATCCTTCTCTTGAAAATGGTGAAGACGTTGATGAACTAAAATATTCTACTCTTGGTCTAAAATCTAAAATATCTGAAGCACGTAATCCAAATCTACCGACCTTTGGAATTGATGTTGCGTAGTCACCATTATCGTAACTGGATACAGTGTAAATATCTCCACTTTCTGAAGAAATATCAAATCTATCAAAAACAATTTTTAATGCTTTGGAAGGTTCGGGAGTATTTGGTTGTCTTATTAATCTAGAAAAATCATAATATTCATCTCTTTGTCCTTTATCAAGTTTAAAATTATTTGTTAGATCTTTATATGAACCTGGAGTAATCGATTCTATTATCGATTTGATGTTTGCACGTTTAAAGAAAACATCTTCACTTACATTAAAACGATTCTGATTTAAATAAACAATTTCAATGCTATTTTCTAAAACTGTAACTACACTAGCAAGAGCATTTGAAGTTTGACCTACTATTTTATCTCCTATAGAAACATTGTCATTAATTTCATATAATGCTGAAAAATTTAATTTATCAAAGATTACACTAGTATTTTCGGTGGATTCATATACAGCAATTACTTTAACTACATCTGGATATCTCAAACAAATTTCTCTATCCTGAACTCTCAATCCATAATAACGATTATATGTTAAACCGTCATTTGCAGATGTGTTTGCATCTGTTCCAGATATCTCATACTTAGATAAATTTATATCTAAAATTTGGTTTTCTTTATATAATTTTACCTTATTTTGTACATCAGTTTTTATAAAAGATGCATTTATACAACTTATCTCTTTATCTTCGATACCATTAAAAGTTACACTAGTAAAATTATCAGTAAATACAACTTTACTTGATGTTAAATCTTCAATCGTTCCATCACTATAATGTATCGAATACTTATCAGGGTCGAAAGTATCAAATTTGATATTGCTAGAATTGCCTGGCAAATTTACAAAACTTGAAATATCAACATCCAAAGTATTGCCACTTGGGGTTACGGTAGTATACAGTTGAGATTTCAGTTTTAATGTAGATCCCTTTAAATCAATATTTGCAATATTTCTGTGTCCGAGAGGAGAATATAGATAACTATTTTGGGTGTTTAAAATCTCACCAACACCAATAAAGAAAGGAATAGTGCCATTTGTAACATCACCCTCAATTACTCCAGAAACTGTTGTAGTTGCAGCTAATGTCAAAGTAGTAGCTCCCACTGCCGTTACACGGTTAAATGTCTCAAGAGTGTCTCCTGGTACAGTATATCTTACTATCGTACCAATTGGTATATTAGTAAATCCTTTGTTTGACGTTAAAGTATTTGTACCACTTATTTGAACTCGATCACTTAAATTATAACCCGGTGCCAATCTTTTTGCTAAAACTGCATCTCCATAAAATTTCTTACTACCATTACTAGTATTAACTTGATATACTGTTTTTATGCTTTTTTCATCAAAAGTTGTAACTTCTTTTATTGATCTTCTGTTTTTAGATAATTCATCAATCAAGATATCTTCATTTGCAATAAATTTGCCGGATGTTACGCAAACTGTTAAAGTAGTACTACCGCTACCATCCAATATTGCATATCCAACGGCACCACTAGATTGTCCAACAATTCTTGAAGATTGTTTGACCTCATCGGATGATAATGCAGAACTTAGTATTAATTCTGTATAAAAACAAATATCATATAGATATAAATCCCAAGAAGAAGAATCATTAGTGTATGGAGAGTCTGTCAGATTAAAAGAATAAACTTTAGCCAAACCAATTACCTTTCCACCATTAGGAGGTGAAGTGGAAGTATCATCGTCTCTTCTTGTACTCCAAAGTTGTATATCCTTATTTAAATCTGGTGTGTTGAAAACATGATTAACTCTCAAAATATTGCCCATGTTGAATGGGATAACAATATCATCTATAGTTTTTTTATCTCTTGGTTTTTCTACATCAATAACTGTGCTTGTAGTTTTATCAATATCATATCCTTTTACATATGCTTTACCAGGACCAATATTAACACACATCAAATCATCAGATGGTGTATTGCCTTGTGATGTTATATCATTTTCAAAATATTTGCCGTTATTTCCAGACAGATCATTTAAAGAATTTGTTAAAGAGATTGTGAATGGATCTACAGCGTAATTTCCAGACTCCTCATGAGTTCTTCTTGCAATGTAATCCTTTATTAAATTATAATCTTCTTCAACTACCTTTTTCTTTAAAATACCAGATTCAACTCTAAGTAATTCTATAAAATTAACATCATTAAAATCATTTAAAGGTTTTTTAGTTAAAACTAAGGATATTTTAAATCTATCTGCTCCAGGTGAAGAAAAATTATTAAATCCCTTTGCATTATCATATAATGTACTATCATTCTTTGGTGTTATGATTTCCTCAATAACATCTAATCCTACTCTATAAGATGGATATTGTGAATAATAGTCTAGAATTAAAGTTTGTTTTTCTACCCTAGCAAATGTACCTCTAACAAAATAAATTCCAGATTCGATTGATGCTGCACTTCCAATATTTGTCGAGTTTGTAGATTGTAAAGATGCAAATGAAGATCCTTCAGATATAACTATATTGTTTATACCATAAGATATGGTTTCTGTAGATATGAGTTGTTCTCCATCTAAAAATGTACCACCAGAAAAATCTTCGCCAGATTCTAAGTACTTTACATATAATGTAATATCACTAATATCATTATTTGGCAAAACAACTTGCATTACAAGAGCATTTATTCCAGAAACTTGCCCTCTTATTTTTTTCCCTTGATATTTTTGAATATACTGCTCTACATCAACTCCAGATGATTTTGGATTTATTTTTACAGAATTAAATGCTCCATCATAATGAATTCCACCAGGAATTACTACAGACCCCTCTTTAAAAATGTGACTACCAAATGATTTAATTTGGTTTTGAAGGATGGACTGAATATTATTTAATTCTCTAGATTGAATTGGTTTTCCAGGATTAAAAAGAACTTTATAAAAATTCTTATTAGCATCAAAATCATCAAAGTATGGATTTATGTTTAAATTTGTTCCTTGTGCCATTTTTTAAAATTCTAGAATAATTTTTACATCTTCTTTTTGTCTAGAGTTCCTTGTTACCAAGGGTCTGTTATCAATAAATATAATATCTCCAGATGTTTTATTTATTTCAGGACTTGCTAAACCATTATTAATATTCACATCCAAATCTATTGTTTTATTATTTACTGTAACCGAAGATCCTGTAAATGTGGTATCTATTGATGCACTCCATCCACTATCACCAGTTAATGCGTTAGAACCATTAAAGTCCAAAGTTGCAGATACTGCCGTTGTAGATACATTAATGTGATCTTTATGATAATCTGAACTTGTTGGGTGATAGTATAGTGATCTGTCTTTATAATACTTTAAAATTTTGGTTTCAGCATTGTAAGAACCAACATAACCCTTTGCTATTCCTCCAGTAACATTTTGTTCAAATTTCTCTCCAATAACTGGACTTCCATCCATATTTGTCACTCTTATTGAGTAAAGTCCGGAAAATGTTGATGCTATATAATTGGTAGATGAAGAAAATTCTGTTGGATTTTTTAACACTCCAATTTGGGCAAATTTCGTATCAGTTGGAAAATCTTGAACAGAATCATCAAATCTGTTATATATCAAAACTTTGTCTGCACCCAATTCAGCATATAAATCATATCCATGCCCTTTGGATGGAGGTATTATTGGAATAAGTTCTGCTGGAGGATTTTGTTCTGGATAACTAGATAGGGTTTGTAAAGGTCCAAGATCTACAATGCCATATGTATATCCTGATCCTCCAGAAGTCACCGAAGTTTTAACAATTTTCCCATCATTATCTGTCTCAATATAAACTTTTGCTCCAGTTCCATCACCATAAATATCAACTTCTCCAGATGTGTATCCAGAATTGCCACCACTTTCAATATATACAAACTTAATTTGATTGTTATTTGTGGAACTATCACCATTATTCCTAACATTTGATATTTGAGTATTTGATGAGGTACTCCAATTGTTTGGTAAAGGTATAAATTCTGTAGAATCAAATTTTATAATGTCGGATGGAGGAACTGTGAATAGATATTTCCAAAGATATCCATCGGATCCATCACCTGCAAAAGAAGGTTCTAAATCTGTAAAAGTTGGTTCAGATCTTGATGTGTTTCCTGATGGACTATCACCATTAGACCCATTACTTATACAAATATACACTTGATACTGACTATTAATTACATAATAATCACCATCATATAATCTAGATCTGTCTGTTTCGGAAGTTGTGTTGTTTATGCTGTAATCATGTCTATACATATCATATGCAACACCATTCTTCCACTCAACTTTACGAATACATCTCCTAACATTTTCCGGAATTACTCTTTTTCCAAATATTATAGTATCCTTATAGTGATTAAGATAATGGAAATTATCTGTTGGATCTGGAACTATAGAGTTCGCAGTAGATCCATCGTCCCAATTCAATACTCTACCAAATTTGGTACTAGATCCACCAGGATTAGATAATCCGAAAAAAACATAGTAATAATCAGAATTATCTGAAATTGCACTTATAAAACTATTTGTGTTTAAAATTCTAAATTGATCTGTAACAAAAGCAGACATCTTAAACCATTTTTTTATTATTTATAAGTGTTTTTGTCAAGTTGATTTTTTAGTTAGGGCACCAGTATTTCTGAGTCCAGAAGTTGTTCCAGATCTTCTTATTGTGGGATAACTAGAAAGACCTGAAACAGTGTATGAGGTTACTGCCATAGAAACTTTTCCAGAAGCTGCTCTACTAAATCCAGATATTTTGCCCCAAGAAAATCTTCCCACAGGATTTTCTAATGTACCAGTAGTACCAATTCCAACTTGTCCTGATATATCAGTATCACTTGCTATATTGCAGGTGATTATACCAGTGGAATCTGATCCATCTATATCAACAAATTGAACTTTATAGACATTATCTAAGAACTGAGTGGATATTCCTATAGTATCATTATTATTTGTATCAATTGATGTAACTCCTGTTCCTATTGTAGTATTAAAAATATAAATTGGAATTCCTTGAGAAATAGAACTGTAATCTGCTTCAGATGTTTTTAGTGTGAATGATAATGCTAGATCTGCCCCATTTATTCCATCGGTAGTCCCAATTCCAACAACAGCACCGGAAAGACCTACCACTGTCGTAACTTTTGATATTTCTTCAAACTCAGTATCAGGACTTGAAATTACTACTTGAGGAATACTTGTATCTGTGTATCCAGATCCAGGTCTAACTACAGTAATATCGGAAACAGAACCATTTTCAATCGTAACCGTAGCGGTTGCTGTACTTCCTATACCAACATCTCCTACTGATAAATCTCCAAATTTAAAGGTAGTTGTAACTGTAGTTGTTATACCTATAATTGGTTTGGTGATAGTAACTATTCCTGAAGAAGAAACATGTTGTACAGTTGTTCCTTCAGATACTATACTTCTAATATCATTTCCAGTTCCATTAACACCATCAAAATCTTTAGTTACGATCGAGGTAACAGCTGCGCCAGAAACAATATTAGATATATCAGAAACTATTATATGAGTTGTATCTACACCAACTGTTCCCACTCTTGATACTGAATAACTAGGAGTTGACCCTATTCCAACAGTTCCCCATAATCTGTTTTCACCAATTCCAATTATTGGATTGGATATTTTTATTACTGGTGTACTAGAATATCCAAATCCACTTTCATCAATATTAAATGAAGATATAGTTCCGATGGAAGAAACATTTGCAGTAGCAATCGCTATTTTATTTTTGCTTTGATCAGGAATAATGAAACAATCAATAGTTTTTAAATCAATCAATTTTTCTTCATAATCAAACAATTCTATATTGTCAACATATATTTCAGTAGCATTATCGTCAAAATCAGAAATTACTTTAGCAATAGGATAAACTTGGCCCTCGATAGAATCTCTAGATTTGGAATATACTACCCCATTAATAAAGAAATCTTGTTTTTGTTTTATCCAATTTACGGGGCGATTTTTTTCTTGATCAATACCTTCTCCTGCATATAGATCTGTATTTAGAGTATCTACAGAATTTATTGAAAATACTGTTCTTTGTTTTTGTTCTATATCAGTATTATCAAATCTCTTTACTTGTAAAGTATCACCGACTTGTATTGTCTCTATAATATCTGTTTGAAAAGAATCTTCTCCCCTGCTTCCAACATAAAAATATATTTCAATTTCATCTTCCTTTTTAGGTGGCTCTAAAAATGTGACAACAGCGCCTCCATTAAAATCATAAGATAATTCAGGTTCTTGGAGAATACCATTAATAAACACAACTAAGAGACTATTAAAATCAATAAATGAAGAGTCCACATCGTTCTTATCTTTTTGGAAAGATAATAACTCACCTTCATAAAATAATGGGAATGCACTTCTTATACCATTTTGATAACTTTTTATACTATCAATTAAATTCATTTCTCCAAGTTGCCAAGAAGCAACACTATCTTGGTAAGTATCAAGAACAAATAATTTAAATTCTTCTAGAGGTTCCGTCAATTCTTTTGCGGTTACCAATCCAACGGCAGTGATAACATCACCTCGTTTGAATCCATATCCTTGCCTTGCAATTGAAAATGATTTTATTCCAAACAAAGTTGATCCAATGCCAATATTTCCACCAGAATACCCATCTGTTCCTATAGCTGCTGGACCTACCTCAAGATCTACAAGAAGATTCACACCCGTATCTGTGGTAGTCCCTATACCCAATCTGGATATTCCAGTAACTGGCAAATTGCTGTATGATGGTTGTGGTAAATTTAAAACTGGAGTAACATATCCGGAACCTGGTTGATCTATATTAAATCCTAATGTTCCGCCAGCACCAACTGTAATACCAATCTCTGCTCCAGAACCAAGAGTTCCAGAACCAATATCACTTACAATTCCAACTATAGGTCCAGATGTATAACCAGAACCAACAGTTAAATTTTGATACCAAGAAAATACCGTTCCATATCCGACATAATTATGTCTTAGCGTACTAACACCAACATTTACAGTAACCGTGCTTTTTCCTAATCCAATAATATTTTTTGGATTTTCGTCGGATGGAAAATATACTACTGTTGTTGGGTCAGAAGAAGAATCACATGTAAATCCTAAACCAACTAGTTTCAAGAAATTAATATTTCTATTAACAATATTATTAGTTACATCATCTTCAGTTGATACTATTTCTAATATTCCTCTTATATTATCATATTTTGCAGTAACGATACCAATAGTTTGATTTGGTGCAGTTGATGCAATAGAGACCACATCAATAATCTCACCACTTTCATTTGTATCCAATCTTACAACTGCAGGAACTAATGGAGCATATCCCATTCCGGAACTAGATCCTAAAGATACGATTAATCCACCTCTCGGTAATTGGTTTTGATTTACATCATCTTCGGATAACTCTAAAGGAAGATTATCCTCATCTCTTATCCCAGTAAATACTACGTTAGTTTTGTTGGACGTACTGACAATTCTAAAGTTAGAATTTGTAGAATTTTGAGTATCTGGAACTTGGAATATTCCATTAATAAATAGGAATCCATTTCCAGAAGTAGTGCCAAAACCTACTGTACTTAAACCAGATTGAGTTAGTTCAAATGTGGTGTTAATTCCATCAAATTCATTAGAAAAATCATCAAAAATTTCATTTGTAGAATAATTTTTTCTTAAGAAAGTTCTTCCAGAGAATTCTGCTCTGGCTCTCAAAAGATTACTTTCATCTCTAGTATTTAAGTCGCCAATGTTTCCTCTTGGGGAATTAACGAAATGAATTTCATCTCCAACAATATTGTATGAACCACGGTAAACATCAACATTAGTACCATCAGTATGCTCTGATGCAGCAGATCCAACAAAACCTCTTTTCACTTCTACAATATTTAAATCTCCCGAAGTAAATTGTATTGGACCATAAGAAGATGTTCCTATTCCAACATTTACCACCTTCATATATTCATCATCAATTTTTAAGATATCTTCCAATCGTATCGACGATATTCCAGATAATGCAAAAAATGTGTCTGCTATACCAATGTTTCCTTGATTATGTCCAGTCAATTGGAAATTGAGATTTGTATCTAATAGTGGATACTGGACAATGTCATTGACCATGATTAATGTTTTTTCATTTTTCTTATACATTTCAAGTTGATGTGCGTTACCCTCTCCAAGATAAGAATCAAAAGTTATTGCGATACCATTATATGCATTTTCTTCTGATTCTGCTAATTGGAAAGAGTTATTATTAACTTTTATTGCATAAACCTCTGTAGACAATCCAACATTTGAACTTGTGTGCATAGCACTAATACCATATCCAACAAAAGTTGCATTTGGAGTATAAATTAACCTTTCACCAGTGCTAAAGAAATGATTTGAAATATTAAAGGTTCCGGTTGATGGAGTTAATATATTATCATCATAAGGATTAAACGTTTTTGCATAAATTGGGATACCATTATATTTTAATTTAAAATTGGTTCTATCTCTATTGTCAGAATTAATACTAAAATATTTTGATACTATTTGATTTTCTTGGAGGTTTTCTACACTCAATTGGTTTGGTACATTACTTTCATCTAAAAATGAGTAAAATGCATAATTTAAATGAGTTATTGATACATCTGATCCTGAATACTCTGAAGATTTTTTGAATTTCAATTCAAGATTGTCCCCATTTATATCAGACTCAAAGTAACCCACAGAATTGCCTATAGAAACTAATGGTCCTTCAGTAGTATAAGAATTTTCTATATCACATAAGGTAACAATCTGATGTAATGATATTGTTGATCCTAAACTTACTCTAGCATATGTTTTTACAGAAGAAAATAAATTTTTATTAAAAGATATTAAAGTTTTAGATGCAGAACTAGTTCCAGTGTTGGTATGATCACCAACAATTTTTATAGTTCTTACACTCTCATTATCTTGAAGATTTGATTTGAAGTAATATGTAGATATTCCTATAGATGTATCACCAAATCCATAAGTTTTTGTTCTCACAGATATGTTAGAAGTTTCATTGGGTTCAAATTGCAGAATTATATTACCACCAGATAGATTAGAGGTAAATATTCCTACAGATTCATCAGAATTTTGTTGTTTATTTGAATTAAACTCAAATTGTGATGTTTGTACGTCATTTCCATCATAAAGAGTAACGATCTCATGGTATGATGCTATATTTTTAACCCTATCATATACATGGGCTTCTGTTAAAAATGCCGTATATGTAACAGAATCCAATTCCTCAACATTTACTATATTCGACGATGTTGTATTAGTGTTTTTTGCAAATATACTAATTGGACCAACATCAAAAGAACCAGAATTTACATTGTAAGATTCATAGTTCGTTTTTAAAAGTTTTACATCATAATCAACATCAAAAACATCATTAGGATAAAAATATAAATCAATGTTACCATTATTATTTGCAATTGGTTCTACATAACCATAATGAGAAGGAACTATGTCAGAAGATACCCACTCATTTAAATCTTTATTTGAATATGAAGACTTATCAAGATATGAGATAAAATTAATACCATCATATAAAACTATCATTTCTACAAATTGTAGATGATTATATCCATTAAGAATGCTAATTGGAGAACTTTTTATTTGAATTAAAAATTTATAATAGTTTTTTCTTGCAGATAATGAATCTATCACCAAAGAATCATCTTGATATTCATCATCACTACTGGAAAATAATCCACTTATATTATCAATTTTTAATACTCTATTAGTCTTAGCAATAAAAGAATCTGTTAATTCGACATTTTTAAATAATAAAGATTGAGATCTGTTGTTTATAACATCAAAATCCTTAACAAAATCAAAGTTTTTAATTATATCAGATCGAGATTGAGATATGAATGATTGTGATCTAGTAACAATAGAATCTAAAGCAGTTTTAGAACCAGAAATATTTGTAGTTATGCCTGTAATTTGAGTGTCTGAGAAATTTTTAGTTCCTAGAGGGTGAATTATTGAATTTACTGATGATTCTATTTCTGACCAAAGTTTTGGACTTTTTATTGTATATGCCATGTTCTGATAATAATCATTATCGGAAATAAATTGCACATCAGAATTTAACTTTCCGGACTCACTAGACCATCCCATTTCTTTGACAACTGATCCACTAATAGTGTATTCTCCATCCAATGAAAGTGTTTCATATATTGTACTTTTAATATTTGTTTCTTTGCCAATAATTACATCATCTTTATTGAGAACGTAATTTCCTAAAAGTTTTACTTTATTTGATGTTGATCTAACAACTGTTAAATCTGTTTCAAAATAAGTACCATCTTTATTATCTAATATAACTCTCTCGCCAATTTTCATAACACCAGGTTCTTGTATTACTTCAAAAGTTGGATAAGCATCTTCTCTAATTGCAGTTGCAAAAGTATCAGTTTGAAAAGTTATCGCAATTCCTGGAGAACCCTTTGATTTTGTTGCTGGCAATCTAAATACCACTGTTCCTGGATTTGAACCTGAAGTATAACTAATTACCTCATAAAATTCGTATCCATGAACTTCAGAATTGAATCCAATTCCACTATTGGGAACAATATCAATATTTTCTAAAAATACTTTATCTCCAGATTTAAATGGATCAGTACTAAAACCTAAAATTGGTGTTGCCAAATTGCATGTTAAAGAATTATCAGATTCGGTAACTATTTTATCTATTCTTATTCCGTTAGAATTATCTATAGACTTTACAGTTACTTTTGTTTTTGGTAATCCGGATGGAGTAATTAATATATTTACATTTGATATGTTGCCAGAAGCACCACCTAAATCTGCAACAATCAATCCACCATGATTTATTTTTTCTCCAGTTTCGGTATTCACTAACACTAAATTTGGTGCAGAAGGGTATCCTTTTCCTCTATTAATAACATTTATATTTGACAGTATATTATTATTTGTAACCGTAATATTTTGTGGAAAACTTAAAGTGGGTCTGATGGTATTATCTATAGAATATTCAAATCCACTATTTGTATCTTCTTTTTCTAGTATTCTTCCTATATCTTTAGAGAGTAATTCTATATCTAAACCAACACCAGATGTAGATCCAATACTGGTAAGATATGGTTTCGAATAATATCGTTTTTGTTGATCTAAAATTTGTATTTTATTAACACTACCCTTGGCATTCTTCGATGTTGTGGTGTATTTTAAAGTATCACATTCTTCTTGAGTATATGATGATCTTTCTGGAAGTTCATTGAGATATATTTCAAAAGTAGTATCACCTACACCCGTAACACGGTATTTTGAATTATACTTGCTATCTACAAAAACAATTTTCGCATTGTTTTCTGATAGAGGTATTGTATTGATATTTTTATTAGTAGAATCGACCAATGAATAATATAAAACACTTGGATTATTATCTCTCGATTCTAAAGTATAGGTAGTAAATCCAACATTAGTAAAGTTAAATGTACTAGAACCTGCTCCAGATATAAATTCATTTTGTAAATTTTTATCGTAGTATAACTTCAATTTATATCCTTGTATTGAAGAATCTGAAAGATTTAAAACAAGATTATTATTTGAAGTTACATCAATACTCTTATTAATTAATGTTAGGTAATCTAATGATCCTAAGGAGTTTTGATAATACCTTATTAAGATTGGTGGTTTGCTAGTAGAATCGAGATGTGTGAGTGCTAGATTAATATTATTTTCATCAACTCGATAAACATAGAATTGTTTACTTGTAAACTCCAGATAGGAAGATCCATCCAAATACTCAAGTGGAGTAGACTCAACACTATTATAACGTACCCTATCCCCAGTTTTAAATGGATGTCCTGTTATAGTAAGTTGTAATGGGTATCCGGATCCTCCAGATATGCTTTCAATATAAGTAGGATGTATTCCAATAAATCCTTCATCATGCTTTATAAATTTTACATACTCTGTAGTTCCAATACCAACAGAAAGATTTGGTTTCACCTGTAGATCAATGACATCATTATTTTTCAAGTAATGATCTGTAGATACTGATACCTTAGCAGTGTTTTGTTTTACAACACAGGTCTCCTCATCCACAATCGGTTCAATTGAATATTCAAAATTGTTCCCTGCAGTCATTTTATTGGTAAAAAATGCACCACTGGATGAAGTTACGAATCCAACATTAGTTGTAATACCAATAAGATCTTCAGTTTTTTTGATTATGTAAACTTCTGTAGATAACCCTGCCGTTGGGAACAGAGAAAAATCTCTTTCAAATTCTGTAAGTGAAAAATTATCAGATGAGGCATTTGGTCTTGATATTGTAACTTTTTGTCCAGTGATAAGATTGTGATTTGGTAAGTATATTGATTGTGTTGGAATATTTCGTGTAAACTGATTTGTTCCAACACTAAATTTTATCTCTGTACTTATTCCTACAGTATCACCAACACCTACAGATTCTAAGGGATTGAAATATCTTTTATATTTTGGAAGTTTAATACCATCATTTAAAATATCATCAAGTTTAATATAGTGTGGTAAAAAACTAACATTCGAATATTCACTTATAAAACCAACTACATTAGTTTTCTTAACTCTCAACACATTTTCATTTCTAAAAACATTTAAAACTGAAAAATAATGATCCGTGTTACCAGAATTACTATTATGTGTAATTTTAACTGAACTTCCTATTGATACAATATTAGGCAAATTTTCCACTTGTATATCAGTAACAATTCCAGATACTGCAGAATGATACCTACCGGAAGCTTCTAAATCATCAAATTCTGGAACTTCATTTAATATTCGCGAACCAAATCTATCAACAGAAACTGTTTTATTCCCTTCAAGATTTGCAAAATTAGTTGATACGCCAGTTATGTCAACTTTTGTGTTATTTTTTATGTCATGAGAAGGTAAAATATACAATATACTTCCAGAGTTACCTACAGAATATATCTTAACATTTTCATATTTTTTTGTTGTATTTACTATTGAAGTTACTTTTTTCCCTTCTAAAGAAGTGACACGTACTGTTGACTTAGATTTTGATTCATCTTCAATGTTTATTGTATCACCTACATTATAATCTTTACCAGCATTAATTATTTCTACACTAGTAACAATTCCAGAACTTATTTTAGAAACTTTTGAAGTTTGCTTTTCATTTGACAGATTAATTGGAAAAAAGTCATATGAAGCAAATTCATCATTGGTTTTGTATGGAGAAGTATTTCTTTTTAAAGATGTATTATTGAAATCTAATGATTGATCTAAAATTTTGTTGATATTTTCCTCTATTAATTTGGATTTATACTTAGGTCCTATAAAATATGGAAATCTTCCAACTTTATTACCTTTATTTTCTCTAATTGTTGCAAAATAAGCATAAACTCCATTAGGATACTCTGGAGTTACGCACCACCTACCATTATATTCGTCTAAATCTCCAGAATTATTAAATTTATAATCTTCTATAAAAAATGAAGAGTTAGAATCATTATTGACAGAAAACTTATTGTCTGTTGGTCTATTAATGACATTGGAAATATCTTTGACATATCCAGAACTTAACTCTTGTACGCTTCCACTTTTCTCTGGGTTGGAGTATCCATATGGACCATAAATTGGATTTCCATCATAAGCCCAACCAATTATTGGAGAGTGTTGTAATCCACTATCAGAAAAATAATTTATAAGTTTTTGAGAATATGAATTTACAACATATTGCAACTTATTCTGACTATTTTTATATAAAATTTCATTTGCAGGATCTCTATAATCAGAATATTCTGTCCCATAAGAGTATGCTGAATCGACAGTTAAATCTCTAACTCTACACTTAGATACTAACCCCTGTCCTGTAAAAATAGGTTCTATTTTTATATCATTATAAGAATACCCAGATCCCTGATTAATTACTTTTGCTGATACTATTTTTCCATTTGAAATTGATACTCTAACTACAGCACCTATACCTTTTGAACTAATAATTTTTATTTCTGGAACAGAATTGTAATCATAACCACCATAAGTTACAATAACATTCGTTATTTTTCCATCCGTAATTATTGGTTTCAAAGAGGCTTCTTTTCCTTGAATTACCGAAATATTTGGAGATACTTCTAAATTTAATATAGAAGATCCATAATCAACCCCCTCCTCATACAAATATATTTGATCTATACTTCCTTTTACTACAGGAGTACAATTAATTGTATTCAATCCAGTTGTTCCGGAAATAGTATATTCAACATTTACCTTTATGTCTGGATAATTAAAATATTGATATCCTGTACCTGAAGATGCTATAGAAACATATTTTTTTCTATTAAACAGTGTTACGTCTGTACCTCCAATACCAGCATCACACAATCTAAAAGAATTTTTGTCATTAGTTAAAATATAATATTGTTTATCTGAAGAAAGACCAGATATTGAAGTAGTTTGATAGTTATATGTTACCAATTCTCCATCAGAAAATCCGTGATTTTTGAAAGTTATTAGGTCATTTACTGTTGATATTCCAGATTGTTTGACTATTAGTTTTCTATTCGAATAACCCTCTCCAGGATTCTCTACATTAATGGAGGATATTGTTTTAACTGGTAGTGTCTTAAACTTATGCAATCCAAAAAGTCCCTCAGTAGAAAATCCTACCGTGTTTATTCCACTCGTATAAGAATCTAAGTCTGGATATAATCTTACAGTTTTGGAATTTACTACTTCAACATAATATGAAGAATTGTTTGCCAAATAAGAAGTTGCTCTATTAAAACCTTTGAATGTGGAAAGACCTATAGATGGATTATTTGGATTATTTTTATCATAAATTATTTTTTCTCCATCTAAGAAATTATGATCTGTAATGAATGTGAGTGTATCTAAATCATTATCAATCCCACCATTATCGCTCAATAATTTCGCATTAAAAAATACTTCTCTTGAAAATAAATTTATTTGTGGACTTAATACTGCATTTTTTCCATTACCTCCAGTTATAGTAATCGAAATTGGTTCTTCAACTTCAAAATTAAATGGATCAACATGAACTTTTTCAACTGATCCTGTGAGTACTGGTTGTAGTTTTGCATTACCATCTACACTCAATTTTGGTGGATTTATTACATCATATCCAAAACCACCATTCAATACATCAACTGACTTTAATGGTCCGTAGTAGATTTTATCATTTGATTTTGGACTTAATATTTCTACACCATTAACTAAAATTCCAACTGTTCCAAAATTAACATCTTGATTATTTTCATTATATTCTGTAGGATAGGTTATTTTTTTTAGTATTTTTGCTGGGAATATCTTGTTCTCATCAGTTTTTTGATTGTACAATGTAAAATTGTGTACCCCGGTTGGGATATCTTTTGATTTAAAATAAATTTGGTCATCAGATTGTAATGAAGAAATTGTATAGTATAATTTTATAAAAAACTCACTATCTTTTCTTCTAGTAGTTACATAATATACACCTTCTTCAAGACCTCCTATTCCTTCATCTCCGGTATATGAATAATATACTTTTTGACCGTCTAAAAATGGTGGTAATGTGCCATTTTTAGAAGACATTTTAATTTCAGTATAAGAATCCTGTATCGGATCAAAAGTAGAATCTTCTATTCCAGATGCACTATAAACAGCAATATCAGAATTAATTAAGTATGATGGTAATGAATTTGAAGCGATGTAAAAATTTGTATCTTCTTCATCATAAAAATTAATGATATTTGGAAATAATTTATCATATTTTAATTCTACGACAGAACTATTCGCATATTCTAATTTTCTTCTTATATCATACTCATAATTAATTTTTCTTTTAAAAGTAAAGTTTCCATTTATAGTAGTTGTATTTAATGATTCTTTAGATATAGTAACAATTCCACCATTTCCATTTTGAGAAATTGCAACAACTGATGCCCCCAAATCTTCAGTTAAGGTATTATTATCAGAATCAAATGTAACAAGATCTCCGATATCAATACCTGTTGTATCTGATAGTAAGATAGTTCTGGCAGTTCCTACTAGTGTACCAGAATGGACATCTATTGATTCTAAATTCAATGAATTTGAGTTTTGATTTACATCACCAAAAGATCTATTAAAAGATATTGTACTTTCTGTTATTTCATTTACAATAGCAGTATTAAATTCTGAAGATGGTATTTCCGTATTTCTTCTTAAAAATTCTACTGTGTCGCCTACTTTTAGAACATTAGAATTTATTGTAGTATCAATTTGTGCATCAGATCCTTTAAAATTTGTAATTCTAATTGGAATTCTTACGCTAGTATTGTAAATTAATGAATCTGCAATTTTATTTTCACCTTTTTTGAAATTTTTCCCTAAAGAAGATACATTAACATTATCTCCAATATCACTAACATAATTTATGGTCTCATTTGTATAGTTTAAAATTAATTTATTTGCAGAACCCAGTACTCTAAATTCTATTTTTTTAGTAATATCTCCATTTTCATATGAATAATAAGTGTCATCAGAGTGAATATTTGATGCTTTAGGAATATCAAGATTTATATAAGTGTCATTTTCTGTATAGCACCCAAAGAATTGATTTACACTTTTTTCGGTGTAAAATATTTTATTTTGATTATAATATAATATTCCAGAATCACCAAATCCGATAGTTGAATCTACAGTTAAAACATTTGAATTGTCTGAAGATTTGATATTTTCTACTAATTTTGTTGATGGTGTAACACCTAGTTTGTCTTCATTGCCAATTGTAATTTCATCATAACCAATATATAGAAATAGTTTATAGAATTTTTTACCAAATCTAACTATAGATTCAACTTCTGATACTGAGGCAAATATATTTTCATCATTAGTTTTAGTTATTTGCTGCCCTCTTATGTTTCCAGGATTACCATTAGCAGTTAGTAACTCTACAAGTACTTCTCTTCTCCTCATAAAATCGGAGTGAGATGATTTTATTACATATTCTTCTAAATCAATGACTTTTGGATCTACTCCAAAAAGGGCATTGAATAAAATTCTTATAGATTCTCTATTTCCTTTTGTTTGATATAATGATGTAGTACTTTTTAAAAAATTGTTTATGTTTAAATTTGCATCTAAATCCTTTGATTCTAACTCAACAAGTAAAGAATTTTTTATTTTCTTATAAAATTCGTGTAAAAATAAGACACTAAGATTCAATACTTCATCACCACTCTTATGAGAGGAAATATTTGTAGATTTAAATGTTAAATTTTTACCATATTTGTCTATTCCACTAAAATTACGCACACAATCATTAAAACTAGTGCTAGTTTTTGATTTATATGTGATAATTTCGTCATTTATTTGAATTAATCCATACTCTTTTGGAAATCCCTTTGTACTGCTGACAAAAATTTGACTTGTAATCCCATTTTCAACATCAGTGCTCACATTTTGAGTAAGATTTGTTGTATTATTTAAAATTTCTGGTGTAAAATTGTCTAATTTTAAGTAATAAGGTAAATTTTCGACAATATCAATATTTCCACCTTGCGATTCTTGAGAAATATAGTACTGTTTTAAAAATTCTAAGAATTTTGGACTCTCAGAAACTACAAATTCAGGTATTTGATTGTTTAAAATGTCCTGAATCTGAACTTTATTTTCAAAACTTGTTTGTATCATCTTAATTCCTTATTAAACTTCCATTAGAATAACTTGATTTATAATAATCAGAGGTAGAAAATAGCACACCAGATGTATTTTCACCCGAAGAAATAACATCCTTAATCATATTTATTTTACTTTTTGAGATATCTAATGACAGATACAAGTCCTTCAGTCCAATAATATCATTAGATTCTGGAAAAGCTTGTATTTCGATAATATTATTTGGTTTTTCTGTTGAAATTATATTAATTGGATTGATCCTTATTTCTCCCGTTTCATAATCTACGATGCCTGCAGATTTTAAAATTGTCAAGGGAGGAGTTATTTGAGATGGTTTGACAACTGCTATAACTCCAGTCTTTTTATCTGGATTTGGAATGTCTGTAAAATAAACAAACTCATTTGGGTTAAGGTCTGTTGCAAAGACTTTAAATCCTGTCGATTTTATATTTTTTCCTTCAGGATTGACATGAAATTTATTTCCAAAACAAAGTTCATATTCTGTAAATTGTTCTACAACTACATTCAGATTTCTTCTAATTATAACCTTTGTGATATTAGAGGTAATTGATCTATCAACTTCATCAATTATATTGACTGCTTTACTATACTTAAATCTTCCACCATACTTTGTAGAGTATAAAGAATTTCCAAATGTAGTTAGAGCACTTTGTATATTTGATTTAATTGTGAGTGGAGTTATTGATTTTGAAGTATCATAATATACAGATGAATCTAATTCAATATACAATACTTTAACATCTACCAATCTTTGATTGATACCAATAACTGAGTATTTTTTAAGTTCTGATAATATTTTTTGCTTATCAAAATCAGAAATATATAATCCATTTTTTGGTTTAATTGATATGATTACAGTTCCATATTCTGGAGGATTTAATTCTTCACCACCAACAACTGATACAACTTCAGCATTTGGATAAATTTTTGTTTTGATAATTGCCTCATAATCATTTGACGTTACTGCACGGTTCTGTGACGAAAATAATCTTGGAGAATAATATTTAATGGAATCTACACGTTCAATTTCAGATCCATTTCTTGATGGCGATACTACAGTAATTGTAACTTCATTTGTTGGTGCTATTGATGCGCCATTACTATTTGTTAAAGATCCGGAAAAAGAAAACTCTCTTGATCCATTTCCCTCAAAACCATCTGTAACGATATATTCAACTAATATTTGAGATCCAGTTTCTAATTTTTTACCAAATATTCCATCTCCAAATAATAATTCATATCTCTCATCCTTAACTTCTTGAATTAAGAAAATCTCAGAGTCTTTATTGACATTGATGATATTATCCACTAAATTATATTTTCTACCCTTTCCAGTAGATTCTGGTGACTTTACATAGACTCTTATCGTACTTGTATCAACATTTGGATTTTGTAGTATAAATCTTTGATCCAAAGATGCATCTACATTGAATGTTTTATTGAGATATCTTCCTTGATATACTGTTATATTTGAAAATTCTGCAATTCCATTATTTACATTAGAGACTATTTCTTCACTGATTGAAAAAATATATGATGTATTATCTATAGATCCAACACAAACTAGTTCGGGTTCAAGTGTTACTGTTGGTGTATCAGAATCTGTTTGAATTTGAAATGATATAATTGCTTCTGCTGCTTTTTTTGATCTTGGAACATACCCAATGTTCCTTGCAAGAGAAACAACATTTTCTCTTAGTGTAGCAGATTCCAAAAATACTTCATTAACTGCCAAATTCGAGTTAAATGCATTGATATAGGTATTATATGCTAATGTATCAATTAAGATTGAAAAGTTTGATCCTTCAAAATCATAATCGGTAAAGTTTGAATTTGCTCTCAGATAATCCTTAATAGAAGTTTTTATCTGATTAAAATCTAAATTTGCGTAATTTGTAAAAGGCATTTTATCTCGTTGCCTCTAGAATAAATGTAAACTCTTGTGTTGGAAAGTCTTGCCCTATAATATCAAATACTACGGTGACTTCAAGAGAATTATTATCAAATTCTGGATTGACACTCACATTCAAATTTTCCACTCTTGGTTCAAAATTTTGGACCGATCTTTTAATTTGATCTTCAATTATACTTATAGATGCAAAATCTATATTATCAAATAATGATGATGTCACATCACTACCAAATGTTGAATTGAAAAATTTTTCATTTGGTATTGTTTGAACAATATTTTGAATCGATCTTATAATTGCTCTTTCATTTTTTAAGACCGCAAGATCTTTTGTTATCGGATGTGGTTCAAATGATAAACTTATATCCTTAAATGATCTTGATATCCTCTTGATTGGCATTTGGGCAAGACTATAGTCTTCAGTTATTTATGACTCATTATCAATCTTTTTTGCACTGTCACGAAAAACTTCTTGAATACAATGCTGACCATGTTCTTCTGCACAATCACTGACTTTATTTGGTAGTGACCAATAATCAGTGATTAAATTTGTAGTTCCCCACATATTGTGCATGTACTTCTTGTCTCTATCGACTGGTAAATTGCCCATTGTAACTCCTGTTTTGTAAAAAACAGAACTTTTTGAGGGGTTCTATCCCTATCTGATATTTATTTTTATATTAAAAAAAGGGGTCAATGCCCCTCCATAGATTCATTTATTTTCCTTGCCCACGATACCTTTTACGTGCTTTATTGCGAGAAGACGCAGCGTACTTAGTATGCTGCCCGCTTCCCTGACGAGACTTTTTCGGTGCCCCAACAACATAACCACCACCTTTACGCATTGCCATAAGACTTTAATCCTCTAAAATAATTTTGAATGTAATTGAACTTGGATTGGGTTCTCCTTTTGTATAAAACCCTTCGGCATAATCTTCCATAAGATCAAAGTACTCGTCTTCTGAAAGACCTTTTTTCTCTAATTTGCCGTCAATGTAAACGTCGTACTTCTCTCTCATGATATCAGATTATCCGAGTCTTTTCGTGACCAACTCTGACGCGAGGATCACACCAAATCTCATAACCTGCTGAAATTGCATCGAGACAAAACGAAACATCCTCACCACACATGTCTTGTACTTCACCAGACTCAAATTCTTGCATCTTTGGTGCAAACCATGGATACTTCATCTCAGAATTCTCAAAAACTCCTTTCTTAATTAGTAACCACCCGAATCCTGTGTAATCAACGGTAAATGGTTTACGACGCTTTGAAATACTTTCAATCGTTTCGTGATTCATTACACCACCATTATTGCGGAAGTCTTCCTCCTCTAACCAGTGTGCTACGGAAGTTGTTTGACCATCCTCTGTTGCATACCAACCAGCAGCAATATCTTTGTCCATTAAAAGTACTTGCCAAAATTTTTGTGTGTTGAACACAATGTCACTATCAATCCATAACTGATAATCGTAGTTTAACTTTCCATCCCATGGTAGTTGATCAGGACCTCGAAGTACATTTGCACCTAAACACTTACATCGTGCAAAGTTTACCATGGAACTGTAGTCCTGTGAAATCTGAATACTTGCACCTGCTTGTACAAGATCAAAACACAATTGTACAAAATTCTTCAAGTACGTATATGAAACTCCTCTTCCAGGTAGACAGAATACTACTGTCTTTCCTCGAATCATTTGTTTTGCCAAATCATAATCCCACTCCTCTGTAGATTTTTTAGGTGCGGGTGCCTTTGCTTTTACAGTGAATCCTTTTGCCATAATCGAATGATTTTTACTTCAGTATCATACCACTTATATAGTGATTCGTCAATTAGTGTGATGAGTCGAGTATTGCCGTCCTTGAGTAGTTGAGTTCCTCATAACTCAGATCATCAATGGTGTACTCAGTTTTCATCAGACCTACCATCCCTCTTACATTACTCCAGGTCTTCTCAAACTCTTCCTTGTCCAATCCAGAGTATAAACATACATCCTTTGCATATATGTGATACATGACATCATTCATTCTCTACCTCCCTCAAAAATACTTCGTCACCATCAACAATCCATTTAATCTCTGTACCCTCATACCATTCCATTTCATTGATAATCCACTCGGGTATTGTAACATAATATTCGTCACTTGCTGGATCGACCTCTACAGTCGTAAAATTTTTGTCCGGATTTTTTTCCATATCATGTAAATCCCTTTTTGAATTATATATCAACTTTGAGTCTTGTGGGAGAATCCTTTGAGTCTTGTGGGAGAATCCTTTGAGTCTTGTGGGAGAATCCTTTGAGTCTTGTATCTTATGGGCGTCCGTAACACTTTGTAGACTAGAGGGACCCATCGATTTTAACATAGGGGGGGTAGGGGGACATAAGGACTGCTTATCACGCATAAGGGACTGATCAGCACTGCTAATGTTACGAAATTGAAATAGTATCAGATAAGGGCGGGATTGCCGCCCTTAAATGTAACTTAGTT